GTAGCAGAAGCATTAGAGTCCGCTATTCACGGTGAAACCCACGAATACAGCGATATGTATCCTGGTATGGCCAAAACGGCACGAGATGAAGGCTTTGATGAGATTGCTGATTGGTTTGAAACATTGGCCAAAGCAGAGCGCTCACACGCCAATAAGTTCCGCAAAACATTAGAGGCTCATAAAGCAGAACAAAACTAATGGCGTTTCTTGTCCATAATTTACCTCCAGTCCAATGCTTTGTTAAGAAAGAATTTCTCTATGACTTTGAAAAAGGTTTTGGTGAATATGAACCATGCATATGGATGACAATCAAATGTATTAAAGGCCAAGCATTTCGTATTGAGGCACTATTACCCAATTATGGTGCCTTGTATGATAAACTACCTTTACATGCCTTTGTGTCTCGGCAAGATAACTTAAATAATGCATCTTTGCCTCTGGATTACTTGCAAATATGGGACTGTTTGAGTTATAATGTTACTGTAATTGAAAAGGACAACCTTCGAATGTTGAAGTGTAAGTTCCTTGACAAAGAAAGAAACTGGCATTTTGGTGAGTATATGTTCACCGTAGATTTTTGCCAAAACGACCCTGGTTATCTTAATACAGGATTTTCTGAAACAGTAGAAGAACATAAGAGTTATAATTTTATTAAGTTAGCTAACGGACAATTTGCCGCACAACCTAACAATAAAACATTATTCTATGATGCATCTTTGACTGTACCAGAGTTTAAGATGCCAGATTTTAAAATAGCAACAAAGTTATATTCAGTAGAGAAATTCAATAAACACTCTGCAAGAAATAACAATGATTTTTTCTATGACTTTAAGGAAAGAAAAGAATGAACACCCGTGAAATCGCCAAGAGACTTGCAATTGAAAACAAAATGCCCCGTGCCGAAAGGTACGATTTATTCTTGCGAGAATTTGATGATATGGTTGAAGTAATTGGTTGGATGCAAGACCCAACATGTGACATGAGAGATTTTCAGGGAAGAGAAATGCTTTTTCCTAAACGATGGGTGACCATCGGAGTTGTACCTGCGGAGACAAAAGTTAATGTATAGAGTTGTATATTACATGACGGGTAGTGCTGTTGCATCAAGAGAATTTGAAACCTTCGCTGAAGCAATAGATTTTTCAAATAAACAACCGATTAATTCGGTGATAGAGATTAAAAAATATGACAATAAAACTTATAACATTCAAAACGAATCATACAATATTGGCTCAGACTGACGAAGAACTATCTAATAAATTATTCGACAGTTTCAAAATTAAACAACCGGTTCAAGTAATTGTTCAACCCACAAAAGAAGGTCCAATGATGGGTTTTTCACCATTCTTAGATTATACCGAAGAATTTAATTTGGGTATTGAGATTAATAAATCGGATGTGTTGTGTGTTACTACACCTAGCCGTGAATTAGAAAATCAATACAATCAAGTGTTCGGTTCTGGCATTCAAATTGCCTCTGCAATTCCAAAAGTATGATATACTATTTGAATGAGTAAATACTACACGAATGTTGCCGTTCAAGGCAACAACATTCTTTTCAGAGGTGTTAAAAACGGCAGGCGAGTAAAGATGAAAATTCAATACTCGCCTACTTTGTTTTTGCCATCCAAGAAAACATCTGAATGGAAAACACTATTCAATGAAAACTTAGAACCAATGAAGTTCGGAGATATCCGTGATGCTCGTGATTTTGTTCGCAAGTATGATGGTGTCGAGAACTTTAAAATCTATGGCAACGACCGATTTGAATATGCGTTTATTGCAGATGAATTTGTGGGTCAAATTGATTGGGACTTGCAAGACATTCATGTTGCCATTATTGATATTGAGGTTGGTTCAGAGAATGGTTTTCCAGACCCATACAAAGCCACAGAACCTATTACTGCCATCGCCATCAAAAAACTAGGCGGTGATGTTACAGTCTATGGTTGTGGTGACTATGAAGTAAAAGGTAGTGAAACATATATTAAATGTGATAGTGAATCTGACCTTTGTAAAAAGTTTTTAAAAGATTGGCAAGAAAATTGTCCAGATGTAATTACCGGTTGGAACATTGACTTCTTTGATGTGCCATATCTTGTCAATCGAATCAGAAGTGTTCTTGGTGAAGATGAGGTTAAGAAACTTTCACCATGGAATTATTTGTGGGAAAGAAAAGTAACAATCAATGGTCGTGAGTTAATTCAATACAACATTGGTGGCGTTTCTGCACTTGATTACATTGAACTGTATAAATGGTATGCGCCTGGTGGTAAATCACAAGAATCATATAAGTTAGATAATATCGCCAATGTTGAATTAGGTGAGAGTAAACTTTCGTATGATGAATATGATAACCTTCATCAGTTGTATAAACTCAACTATCAAAAATTTATCGAATATAATATCAAAGATGTGGAACTTATCGTTAAACTAGAAGATAAGTTAAAACTCCTTGAATTGGCATTAACTCTTGCATATGACACAAAGACAAACTTTGAAGATGTGTTTGCACAAACTCGTATGTGGGATGCCCTAATCTACAATCATCTTTTTGCGAAGAAGATTGTTGTACCACCAAAAGTAGTTCAACGAAAGAACTCTGCGTTTGAAGGTGCGTATGTTAAAGAACCACAAGTTGGTATGCATCGTTATGTTGCATCATTCGACTTAGATTCTCTATATCCACATTTAATGATGCAGTATAATATTTCACCAGAAACTCTTATTGAGCCTGACAATTACACACCAGAAATGAAACAAATTCTCTCGCAAAGTGTAACTGTCGATAGATTATTGTCATCAGAAATTGATACTTCAAAACTAAAAGATGCCGCACTAACACCGAATGGTCAGTTTTTCAGAACAGACTTGCAAGGTTTTCTTCCTAAAATGATGGAAGAAATGTATGAGGATCGAAAGAAGTTTAAGAACATGATGTTGAAGGCAAAACAAGATTATGTAAATGAAAAAGATGAAACAAAGAAGAACGAAATTGGTAAACTTGTTGCACGATATAATAATCTGCAACTTGCAAAGAAAGTATCACTAAACTCCGCTTATGGTGCTCTTGGCTCACAATACTTTCGATTCTATGACCTGCGCCAAGCGTTGGCAGTTACTATGGCAGGTCAGCTTTCAATTCGTTGGATTGAAAATAAAATCAACGCTTACATGAACAAACTATTGAAAACGGAGAATGAAGATTATGTTATCGCCTCAGACACAGATTCGATATATCTCCGCCTTGGTAACCTTGTTGATAAAGTGTATAAGGAAAAACCGGATACTCTCCGAATCATCGAATTCATGGACAAAGTCTGTGAAGAAAAGATACAACCTTATATTAACCAAGGTTATCAGGAACTTGCTCTATATGTCCATGCGTATGCCCAAAAAATGAGAATGAAGCGTGAAGCGCTCTCAGACAAAGGCATTTGGACTGCAAAGAAAAGATATATCTTAAATGTTTACAATAACGAAGGTGTTCAATATAATGAACCAGACATGAAGGTGATGGGACTTGAAATGGTTAAAAGTTCCACACCTTCTGTCATTCGTGAGAAGATGAAAGAGACAATTAAATTAATTGTTCGTTCTACCGAATTAGATGTTCAAGAATTTATTGAGAAATTTAAAAATGAATTTAAGAGTTTACCTCCAGAAGAAGTTGCGTTTCCCCGTGGCATTAATGGTCTAAAAGATTATTCTGATTCCGCAAATCTTTACAAAAAAGGCACACCAATTCATGTGCGAGGTGCAATTCTTTATAATTACATGATGAAAGAAAAGGAATTAACTAAATCATATCCTTTAATTCAAGAAGGTGAGAAGTTGAAATTCACATATCTCAAAACGCCAAATCCTCTGAAAGAAGATGTTATTTCTTTCCCGGTTAGATTGCCAAAAGAGTTTGGTTTGCATGAGTATGTAAATTATGATTTGCAATTTGAAAAAGCATTTATCGAACCAATTCGTGTGATTCTAAATTGTATTGGTTGGCAAACTGAAAAACAAAGTTCTTTGGAGAGTTTCTTTGGCTGATATTCGTATAATCAAAACGGGCATCAATGTTTCTAAAATTTTAAAACAACTCGAACAATATCCTTCTGATTGGGGTGTTCAAAAAGAAATAGAGGGTGCTCAACAAATTGATCCTGATTTTCACAGGATTGAAGCAGGTGTGATGCAATTAGTAATGGGTGGCATTAGTCATCCAGATGAAATGGTTTACAATACTGAAATAAGCATTGAGACACCTGCATATGAGAGACACACCGAAGTCATTCGTTTCTTAAAAAGACATTTCCATAAATTTTGTCGTTGTGGATTTTTAGCTTTGCCTGTAGGTGAAATGGTTGGCACACATACTGACCAAGGAACATATTACTTAAATAAAGATAGATATCATTTATCGATACAAGGTCGATATGAATATCATTGTGGTGATGATGTTGTAAATGTCGAACCGGGAACTCTACTTTGGTTTGATAATAAGAAACCACATGGTGCAAAAAATATAGGAGATGTGACACGAATAACTTTTGTGTTCGATGTTCCACATCATAAATCTAATCCATGACCAAAGATTATACTGTTATTCCACTATTTTCCGCTCCAATTTTTAATACGGATATTGAGCCCATTCCGCAAGAAATAAAAGATTATCTTTTTAATACATCTTTTGAAAGAATGTTTATTGGAAATGGTTCGTATTCAGAGGACAAATATATTTTAAATCAACCAGAAGTTTCATGGTTAAAAAAACAAGTAATTGAATCTTTGGACATTTATGTTCGTGAGGTTTTAAAAGTTAGAGAAGGTATTGATTTTGAATTAACAAATTCTTGGATTGTAAAACATGATAAAGGTGATTGGGGTCAATCACACATACACACCAACTGTTTAATTTCAGGTGTTTTATATTTACAAACAGATGACAACTCAGGTAATATTGTTTTTAATAAAGATTCGATGCAACAAAACCTTTTTCCAAATGCAATAGATATTGAATATTCAGAATGGAATATATTTAATTCAAAAAGATGGAAATTTAAACCACACAATAATCAAATATTTTTCTTTCCATCTTCTATTTTACATGGCATTGAAGATAATGAATCTGAAACAACAAGGTATTCTTTAGCATTTAATTTTTTTCCAAAAGGAAAATTAGGTGGTAAAGAATTTGAATTGGAACTAAAATGACACAAGTTCTATTACCTTTTTTAACCGCAATTGCTTTATCTGCTGTTGCCGCTTTTTATTCGGTAATAGGCCTTGCACAAATATTTCCAGGTTCATTCTGGCCAATTATATTGATGGGTTCAATATTAGAAGTTGCTAAATTGGTAACAGTTTCTTGGCTATATAACAATTGGAATGTTACTGTGCGAATAATGCGTTATTATTTCAGTATCGCAATTGTGTTACTAATGCTCATCACATCAATGGGCATTTTTGGTTATTTGTCAAAAGCACACCTCGAATCAAATGTAACTCTTGGTGCAAATAGTGTTCAATTAAAAACATTAGAGACACAAGAAAAGATTGCTAAAGATAAACTGACTTACTTGTTACAAAGAGCAGGCGACCCAGCGACAGCATCAAATAAAATTGATAGGCAAATCCAAGAAACACAAGCAGAACTAAAAAGAATTACAAATGAAAAGTTGCCTTTAATGGCAGAAGAAAATAAGTTAGCGGCAGAGATTGGTCCAATCAAGTATATCGCCGAGTTATTCTACTCAAAAGATGACCCTAACTTTATAGATAAAGCAGTAAGAACTGTTATTGTAATAATCATCGTGGTGTTTGACCCTCTTGCAATTCTTCTTCTCATAGCAGCACAACAAACACTACGAAACACTAAATTGCCTGAACCTGAAATCAAAATCAG